GATTTTCAGTGATCCGCTGACTGTCGCGGGGCTTTCGCCGCGGGCGAAGCGCTTCATCGCTTGCGCTTCGATGCGCGCGAGTTTTTCCAGAATGATCGCATCCTGTTCCTCAGCCGTCAGGGGGCGCGCTTCGGGTTCGGGTGTGCTGGTCGCCAGGGTGGGGCGTGGCCTGGCTACTGGCCTCGTTTTTGGTTTTGCGGGCAAGCGCAGGATGCCGCGGCTCGGAATGTCGAGGGACCTGGCGGCGTTGCGCACGGTTTTAATGCTTGGGATCGGTTCGCCGGCCATGGCTTGTAGGGCATCAAGCAGCTCGGCTGGCCGAATGCGGCCATAGTTTTCGCGCAGATATGTCCGGCGTTCATCGGTCCAGACTGTGGGTTGCGGGCCGCGTCGCTGGGGCCGTTCCGCCAAATAGCCCGAGCGCTGAGCGCGTTCCCGCATGGCGCGCGTGTTTTTTACTGCGGCGCCGGGCAAGGCATTGATGCGTTCAAGCGCATCCGCGTCCGGGATTAGATTGATGAGGTCGCGCAGTAGTTCCTGCCGGGCGGGTGTCCAAAGTCGGGGCGTGAAGCGCCAGCCTTCGCGGCGCTTGAGGCCAAGATCGGTGGCTTTACGGCGAACCGACCGCGCGGAAGAAACTGGGTATTCGCACGGTAGCGCGTTCAAGCGCTCCGCGATTTCTTGCGCGTCCACGCCCGCTTCCCAATCGGCTTTTAGCGCTGCCAAGCGCGCGGGCGTGAAGACCGCATGGCCATTGCAGGGGTGAGTCATGCGGCGCCCCCGTGGTGGATGGGGATGTGCCGCGCGCGGCGGATCGGCACCACATTCGCCGGCAGATTTGCGTAATCCAGCCATTGCGGGCGCCAGTGCGCGGGCACCGGCTGCGCTTCAAGTTGCGCTACGCGATCTGTTGGTTCTTCCATCGCTTCCAGCGCGTGCGCCAAGCGGGACAGGTGGTGCCTTATTGTGGCGTAATCTGGCGCGCGCCAGGCGCAAAGCAGCGCATCATATGCTACGGCAATCGCGCCGCGAATATCGGGCGCGATCATGCCAGCCACCATGCGGCGAAGATCAGGCCCATGCTGATGGTGGCGCTGGCTGCCATGGCGGCGATGCCCCAAAGGGGGATGGGGTCTCGTGCGGGCAGATCGCCTGGGTAGAAGCCGCCGGTGATCATGCTTGTGCCTCCGGGTCTGCGTAGAATTCCAGGTCGCTGATGATGTCGGCCAGATCGGTCAGGAAGGCTTCATCATAATGATCCAGGGGCTTGGACTGGTCTTGGCTGATCAGATCATCCTGCGCCTGGCGCAGTAGCGTCAGGGCCATGTGGGCCATGCTGCGCGGTGTGTTGCGTCCGGCGTAGTGAGTGATGAAGCTGGTGGCGTCCTGAGTGACCGCGCACACCACCACGCCGCCGCCTTTGGTGAGGGTGTTGCGGATGATATCGGGGGTCATTTCCATAACGCTGGCGGTTGATTCCGGGTTCATGAATGCACCTCATGGCCCGCCGGGCCGGTGCCGGTTTCCGCTTCGGAGAAATCCCAGGGGATGGCGATGGTGATGGCGCCAAGTTCGGCGCCGGCTTCAACAATGGTGCTTTCGCAGGTGAAGCTGCGCCATGCGTCCGGCGGAACAAACATCACGGTCAGGCAGGTTTTGGCGCGGCCGAGCCGTTTGAGAATGCGCCCACCTTCACGTTTGCTCAGGCGCAGGAAGCCTGTATTGCGCCCGGTGCCTATGGACAGCGCCAGCGTATCGCCCTCAGCAAGGCCGGCGGCGCGAAGTTTGTTATTCGGAAGGGTCACCCAAAGCACATCGCCGCCTTTGTTGTTGCCAAGGCGCATGCGCGCTTCGCCACGTGTGCGGTGATGCCCAAGGGTCTGCGGAACTTCGGCCCAGGTCATGCCGCCGCCCTCCGTTCAAACAGGGGCGCGGCTTCGCGGGCCAGGTTGGCCAGGGCGCGCCAGTCATTCGTCGTGGCGTGGCTGATGGCATCCAGTTCCCGCGCCGCTTCATCGGCGGCGTCGGCCAGAATCAGCGCGGCGTCCGGCATGGGGTGCGCGGTGTTCAGGAAGCGCAGCGCAAAAGCCGCGATGGGCGGCTGCAGGTCTTCGATCTTGGCTTGAATTTCCGCCCAGGTGGGCGGGGGTAAAAGCGTGAGCATTTCGGCCCCTCCGATGTTGGATGGGGCGTAAATTAGCGAAATGCGCTAACCTTGTCTAGCGATATTCGCTAAGTCTTTTCGCTCATTTTTGAGACTTGGGCAGAAACTGGCCAGATGCCAGCCAGGCCTTCACTGCTTCCGGGTCGCGGCCTGTGATGATGCTGTGTGCTTCTTTAAGTAGTGCTGGGGTTGCGGTATCGCTTGGCGGAAAAAACAGCCGGTCCGCAGTTACCCCATAAACTTTTGCAAGTAATTCAAGGTCTTCGACCGTCACGCGCGACTCTCCCGTCTCCCATTTGGCCAGGGTCGCTTGATCAATAGGGGGTACGACCTCCGGTAACATTAACAATCTGTTCACTACTGCGGGTCGTGACAAGCCCAAAGCTTCACGCCAAGCGCGAAGGTAAGGCATTGGGCGGCGGGTGGTTCGGCGTGATTGTCGCATGGGTTGATTTGCGCAAAGTGCTCCTGGCTTAGCCATACCGCATTTAGCGAAATACGCTTGACACGATTTAGCGATATTCGCTAAATCATGCGTCATGAAGCTCACCGATTTCCTTGCCTCTCAGAAAATGACCCGTGCGGACTTTGCGTTTCGCATCGGTGTTCATCCCGTCACTGTCTCCAAATGGTGCAGCGGGGCGATGCGGCCCGGTTGGGGAGTGATGGAGCGCATCCATGCGGTGACGGAGGGGCAAGTTACCGCGCAAGATTTCATGGCGCCCAAGGTGGCTGCTTGATGTCATCTTTGGACAGTCAGCTTGCCCCGTCATGCTTGGATTTCTCCTTGCGCAGTTTTTCCTGCGCTGCCAGGGCAAGTCGGCGTTGCCGGTCCCGTTCCGCGGTGCTGGCTAAATCTGCTGGCCGGTCCGTATCTGGCTTGGCCAGCATGGCCAGGCCAAAGCCCAGCGTGATCAGCGTGGCCAGCCCGAAGAACCCGGCCACGCCCATGCGCGCGACCACGAAGCCGCTTTCGGGTTGGATTCTGGCGCAGGCAAGTTGCGCGTCGAAGGTAAGGGCCTGCGCGTTGCAGCCAATGCGGCGCAGATCGGCGAGTGCTTTTGCTTCTGCCGGCGTTGTGCGCGCTTCCATCACGGCGAAGATCGTCAGCAGGATAAACACCCCGCAAAGCGCCAGCGCCAATTTGCCGATTGTTGTGCGTTCCATGCGAATTCTCCTGCTCCGCCAGAATATGGGCAAGGCTGCGTCTGTTGTCATGCGGAATAATTCCGCGATTGGGGCGCGCCCATGCACCTGACCACAGATGCCGAAAGGCGCGGGCTGAAAACCGGCTTCCGCGCGTTGATCCAGGCCAGCGGGGGTTTGGAAGCTTCCGCCGCTGCTACTCGGGTAGCGAAGACTGTGCTGGCGCTTGGGTATGACCAGGCGGCGGTGGATAGGTTCCCCGCGATTGATGTGGTTGCCGATCTGGAACGCGCATCTGGTGAACCTGTGGTGACCAAGCTTCTGGCTTCCATGCAGGGTTTGGCGCTGGTGCGTGTGCAGCCAATCAATGACTGCGCGCTGCGGGCCATTGCATCCGTGGGTGAGAATTCCAGCACTGTATTCGCGGCCTTCGGGCGCGCTTTGGCTGATGGCGCGATCACGGAAGAAGAACGCGCGCTGCTGCAGCGTGAGATGTTGGATTTGGTGGCGGCGGCCACGGAAGCCGCTGCGATTTTGGCCGGAGGAAAACGGTGATGCGGGCAAGATTTTGGCGCGGGATTGAACGGCTTTTGTGCAGGGCCGGTTGTGCGCTGCTGGATGCTTCGGATTGGGCGCGCGGCCAAATGCGGAAGGCGCGGCGCGCATGATGGGCGAAAAATGGCCCCAGGCAAAGGATGATCTGCTGCGCAGCCTTTGGCAGCGCGGGGATAGTAGTTCCCAAATTGGGCGGGCGATGGGTATTTCGAAAAACGCCGTGGTGGGCAGGGCGCATCGGTTGCGCCTGCCTGCGCGCGCTTCGCCGATCAAGGCGGGGCAGCGGCAGTATAGCGCGCCGCGCCATGGGGGTGTTGTGGTGCGGCGCGCGGCGGCGGGTGTTGTCATTCCTCCGGCGCCCGCCGCCAGAACAAGCTTGGGCGCCACAGGTGCCCCAAGGCCGGGCGCGGCGGCTTTTTCTGCGCAGCGAGACGTTTCCTTCCTGTCCAACTTCCCTGCGCTGGCGGCGCGCTTAACGAACCCGTCGCCAGCGCGGGGCTTTTTGGATGGGGCGGAGGTGAAGCGGGAAAAGGTGGCGGCGCAGCCCAGGCCGCAGGTGTTCCCGGTGCGGGGCTGTCAGTTTCCGCTATGGCCGCATGGGCCGCGTGTGGCGCTGGAAGATATGCGGTTCTGTGATGCGCCCGCGCGGCGCAACAAGGAAGGCCGGCAGGATAGCGCGTATTGCCCAGCGCACCAGGCGCTGTGCTTCCAGAAGGTGAGGGAAGCGGCGTGATGGGGGGTGTTGCCATGACTGAAACGGAAAAGGCGAAGCTCGCCACCCTGCGGACCTTGGCGGAGGTGTATCTCAAGATCGGCGCGATCAAGGATGTGCAGCGCGCGCTTGAAGATATGCGTGAAGTGCTGGAAGGCCGTGCTGCGTGAGCGCCGCGTTAGCCTTGCCCGATCAGCGCCCGGTGCATGGTCTGGATACCGGCATTTATGCGCCGCTGCCCAAGCGCGGCACGCAAGCGGGTGAGCGGATCGCGTTTGAATTTGCGGAAGAGCTTGCCTTGCATGATGCGGGGCATTTGGCGCGCGCGTTGGCGGCCATGGGGCTTACGCGCCGCATTATGACAGCGCCGCGTGCTGGTACGCCGCTTTGGTATGAAAGCCGCCTGCGCGGGCGGGGTTTGCGGGGTGCGGTGCTGGAATGGCCGGTGCTGCTGATGGCTACGCCGGAAGGGGTGGTGGATGCGCATCAAGTTTGGCTTTGCGTTGCATCGGGCGATTGGTTGACCGCTTCCGGTGGTGCGCGCGGGCGCGGTGTTGTCTCCCTTGGGCAATTTGTCTGGGGTGTTTCGGAATATGAAGCGGCGCGCAGGCTGTGCCGCGCCAATGGCTGGAAGGGGGTGCTTCGTGTCGGCGACCTTCGATGATGGGTTTGACAAGGCGCTTGCGGATGCTTCCCGCCAGTTGAAAGTGGTGGAAGGCGGCAAGGGCAAGCGCCGGGGTGGGGGTGGTGATGCTCCGCCGCCCGAATCGCCCCCGCCTGAGGATTTGGATTGGTCCGCCGCGCCGGTCGAATGCCTGGGCGTGAATGGGGAGACGTGGTGGTTTGTGGATGCGTACCGGCAGATCATCGCCATCCAGGCGGGCAAGCTTTCCGCGCGCGGCGCGTTGAATGCGCTGCTGGGCGGTGATGCCACGGGTTGGGCCGCGCGCTACTTCCCGGAATTTGACAAGGAAGGGAAGAAAACCGGGGATTACAGCCCGCGCAAGCTGCATAAGGCGCTGGCGGAGCGCATGACGGAAGTGGGCTTGTTTGACCCTGCCACGCCGCGCCGCGGGCCTGGGGTTTGGCTGCATCAGGGCAAGCCCGTGGTGCATGCCGGCGCCAATGTTTTCTTTGCCGATGGGGCGCGCAAGCCAAGCTTCATTCGGGATGGCATTGCGTATATCGCGGCGCGCGCCATAGCGCAGCCGCATGATGGGCAGGATGGCCGGCCGGAAGCGGGCAGCGCCGCGCTGGCGGAAGAAGCCGAAGCGATGTTCCGCCAATGGAATTGGGAAAACGGCGCGTCAGATCGGATGCTGTTGGGCTGGTGGGTGATTGCCAATTTGGGCGCGCTGGCGCCGATGCGGCCCCTTGCGATGATTGATGGGCAGGAAGGCGCGGGGAAATCCACTCTGTTGGAAATTCTGGCAGCGCTTTGCCCGGCTGGTGAAATGACAAATGACACCACGGAAGCGGGCCTGCGCCAGCGCATGAATCAGCGCGCGGCGCCGATGATCCTGGATGAATTCGAAGGGGAAGAATTGCTGCGCGTGCTGGCCATGCTCCGGCGGATTGTGACCGGGGAAGGCAGCCGGTCCTTCCGTGGGCAGGGCAGCCAAACCGCCGTGGTGACAGAAGTGGTGGGCACGGCGGTGATGGGCGCCATTGGCGCACCTGTCGCCAACAGTGCGGAAACCACGCGCATTCTGCGCCTGATGCTCTGGCCCCGCGCCCCCGGTGTGCCAAGCCTGGAAAAATCGGGCTTGCTATCCTGGTGCCAGAAGGAAGCGCCGGCTTTGTGGGGCCGCGCCATCGCCGCCTGGCCGCGCATCCACGCCAATGCGGCCATGATGCGTCTGGTGCTGAACCGCGCGGGCTGTTCGCCCCGATACGCGGATATGCTGGGCTGGCTCATCGGCGCGCGGGAAGCCATGGTGGCTGATCTGCCCTTGACGGAAGCGCAGGCGGAAGAAGCCTTGCAATGGGCTTGGGGTTGGGTGGTGACGGAAGCCGAACAGGCGGAAGACACCACGGCGGCGCGCTGCTTGCAGCATCTGATGTCATGCCCCGTGCTGACCGGTCCCGGCCATTCGGAAACCGTGGCGGTATTGGTGGAGCGCACCTTGCGCGAACCTGATGCGCCGGCGGCGAAGCTATTGGCCGAGATAGGGCTGAGACTGGCCCCGTACCCCATAGATGGTGGGGATACGGCGCGGGTTGGGCTGTATGTGGCAGCCGGGCGAAGGCCATCGCTGGCCAGGCTGTATCAGCAAACGGAATGGCAGGGCGGGCGCTGGGGCACGGTGCTGGCGCAGCTCCGGGCCAGGGTGGCGGATGCTGAGATACGCGCGCAGCCGATCAAGACGCGCGTGCGGTTTTCTGGGGAGAATGACAGGGCTCAGGCAGTGTGGCTTGGGCCAGAATTACTGCCTTCGGGCGCGGCAAAGGGGTTCGGGATGGATTGAATTGTCCCGCCAAGTGTCCCGCTAAAGGTGTGATTTGTCCCGCTGGCGCGGGGTAAGTCCTTGAAAACACTGATAGCGGGACAGCGGGACAAGCGGGACAGGGCATTCCCTCATGTGTGCGCGTGTGTGCGTCGCGCGCATTTATGAAAACAGGTGTGTCCCGCATGTCCCGCATGTCCCGCTGAATAAAATAATAAATAATAACAGATAGATAGATAGATAGATAAGGGACAAAGGGCGGGACAGTTTTCGGGCGAGCGGGACAAATCGGGCGAAAGGGGTGGCGAAATGGCGGATATCAGGAAGATGCAGGGGCTCTATGACGCGATTGGCGTTGTGCAGCCTGGGGTCTCATGGGTGACCGGGGATGGCATGGCGCGGCGGGTGGTGGAAACGGCCCATGCCCGTGCAATGGCCGAAGAAGCGCGCGCGCTGGCTGCTCAGTGCCGTCCAGACCCGATGTTCAGGCTTCCGGTGGATTATGACCCTGAAGCGGCTGTGCGGGCTGCGGAAGGGCTGGCGCGGCGGGTGGATCGGCAGCGCGTCATGCGGGCGGATAAGCTGGCGGGGCTCAGGGATGCGGGGCGGATCACGGCGGCAGAGCATCGGGCGGGGCAGGAAATCCGGCTGGTGGTGGAATATCTGGATGGCGGGCGCATGCCGATGGTGCGCAGCCAGTTCGCCGAACGCTTGGCCAGCGGGTCTGATGGCACGGGGGAGCTTCTGGGTATCGAGGAAGCGGAGCGTGAGCGCTTCGGCCCCTGGCGCGCCTGGGCAAGGCGGCATCCAGCGCGGCGGCTGCCTCGGCGGTCTGATGAAACGCTGGAAGACCTGACGCGCCTGGTGGTGGTAAAGGGCAGGGGCGTCCAACAAGTGGCAGATGCGCTGGCGATTGATAGGCGCAATGCCCTGGTTCGGCTGCGCCAAAGCCTGGGCTGGTATGCCGAAAGAGCTGGCTGGGCAGGTTGTGAAAATAGCCGCTTGACTTCCCACCCGGTTTCGGTGCTATGAATACCTATCGCTCAGAAGTGTGCCAGCCGCCTTCAAGCTTTCAGAAAATCCTTCTATCAACTTGGCACGCCGCTTGCGCATTGCGTTGGCACGGCGCTTGCGTTGCGCCTGCCCGCGGGTCCTCCCGGCCCAATTTGTATGCGGGCGGCTTTGCGCGCCCGAGTTTTCTAGTCGGGAAATTGAAAAAAAGGGTTCATTTTGGTTCACAGAACCGCCCTGAAGTTCACCAGGCAAGAATGATTTTCTCCTGTTTTTCAGGAAAAACGCGACATGGCCGCTGAAGCCAAACTGACGGTTGGCAGTAAGGCCCAATATGCCGAGCATCGCGGGTGTTCGAAGGCTTATGTTTCCAAGCTGATCCGCTTGGGTAAGCTGGCGGCGCCAGCGCTGATGGCGGATGGGCGCGTAAATTTCATTCTAGCGGATCAGATGATCGGCGCGCCTGGTGCTGCTGATGCCGAATCGCTTTTCGCCGCGGCAGATGTTGGTGTGCCGAATTATTCCGCCGAACGCGCCCGGCGCGAAGCGGCGGAAGCGGCCCTGGCTGAGATGCGCCTGCAGGAAAAGCAGCGCGAATTGGTGAAAACTGACGCGGTTTCCCAAGCCGCCACCAGTGTTTTTGGTCGGGCCATGGCTAGGTTTGCCGAAGCCTGGCCCGAATTAGCCGTGAACTTGGCCGCAATGACAGATCCAGCCGTCATCGCGGACCGCCTAGCTGATGAACAGCGGCGCATCATGGCCGGCCTACACAAGGAATTCATGGAGGATGCCGCCCGCCGATCCGCCACGTGATGTGGAAGCGCTGCTGCTGGAAGCGGTAGCCGCCGCCTGTCGCGTAGCGCCCCCCCGCAACGTGGCTGAATGGGCCGAAGCGGACCGCATTGTGGCGGCCGAATCGGGAAGTCCCTGGCCCGGCAAGTGGCGCACGGATCGCGTGCCTTATTTGCGTGAGATTATGGAGGTCATGACGCTGAGCCACCCGGCCAGGCGCATCACCTTCCTGAAATCGGCGCAGATCGGCGGTTCTGAAGCGGCGCTGAACATGATCGGCCAGGTCATGGCGGAAACGCCCGCGCCGGTGCTGGTGATGTTGCCCAGCATTGACATGATGCGCGGCTATAACCGGCTAAAGCTGGACCCGATGATCACGGCCAGCCCGGCATTATCGGCCCGCGTGGAAGAAGTAACCGCCCGATCAGGGGAAGAAAGCACCGCCACCTTTAAGCGTTTCCCGGGCGGCTATCTGCAGTTGCTGACGGCCAATTCATCGGCCAATTTGCAGATGCGTTCCGCCCGCGTGCTGGTGATGGAAGAAGTTTCAGACTACCCGATGGATGCTGATGGCCGTGGTGATCCGGTCAAGCAGCTTGAAGCCCGCGCCATCATCTACGCCGGGCGCGAGAAAATCCTAAAGGTATCCACGCCGGCGGAAGAAGGTTCTTGCCGCGTGACGGCCGCTTATGAGCAAAGCAGCCAGGGCCGGTTTCTGGTGCCTTGCCCGCATTGCCAGCATGCGCAAACCCTGGAATGGGAGAGCCTGCGCTGGCCAAAGGGGCAGCCGCAGCGCGCATTGTACCATTGCAGCGAATGCGGCACCGGCATTGAACCATCCGCCCGCCCGGCCATGCTGGCGGCAGGCGAATGGGTGCATGCAAAGCCGGAACTGATCACCGAACATGCTGGCTATCAGATCAATGCGCTGTATTCGCCCACGCTTTCCTGGGGCGATCTGGCAGCGGAATTTGAAGAAGTTAAGGATGACCCCGAAGGCCTGAAAACCTTCACCCAACAGAAGCTTGGCCGCGCCTGGCGCATCGCCGGTGAAGCGCCGGAATGGCAGCGCCTTTATGACCGCCGCGAAACCTGGGGGCCTGGCACCTTGCCGGCGGGCTGCCTGAAGCTGACAGCCGGGGTGGATGTGCAGCGCAGCCCGGGTCGCGTGGAAGTGTTTGTGTGGGGGTGGGGGCGCAACCGGCAAAGCTGGCTGGTGGATCATGTGGTGGTGATTGGTAGCCCCTTCGCTTGGCGCACTTGGGAACAGGTGGCAGCGGTATTGGAAACCATCTACCCGCATGCCAGCGGCGGCGCCTTACCCATCAGCCTTTCGGCGGTGGATTCGGGTGACGGCACCACAACCGCCGAGGTTTATGCTTTTGTGCGCAAGATGGGGCAGCGCAAAGTGATCGCGGTGAAGGGCCGCGATAATCTGCCGCAGGCCATCGTGCCGGGCGGCAAGGTGGATGTGAAGCGTTCCGGCAAGCGCCTTGGGCATTTGAAACCTTGGAATGTCGGTGCCAGCTACCTAAAAGGCGAATTCTACGGGCAGTTGAGGCTGGAAAGGCCCACCTCCGAAAGCGGCGCGGCGTATCCGCCAGGCTATGTCTTCCTGCCCGAACACCTCGCTGGCGAAGAAGTGTGCCGGCAGTTGGTTTCGGAAGAAATCCGCCGCCATAAAGTCCGCGCCGGGGTCTTCCGGCAGGAATGGGTGAAGACCCGCGAAAGAAACGAAGCGCTGGATTGCCGCGTTTATGCCCGCGCTGCCGCCGCCTTGCTGGGCATTGACCGCTGGCAGGAAGCGGAATGGGAACGCGCCGCCCGCGAATTGAAACAGTATCAGGCCAGCCGCCGCGCCTTGCAGCCCGCGCTGGATATTGAAGAACAGGCCGATGACCTGGCCGTGCCGGATGCCTTGCCAGAAGATGAGGCGCCGGCAGAAACCGAACCGATGATGAAGATGCCGGCGCCTGCAAAGCCCGGGCGCAGCCGCTTCTGGAAACAGTCCCGCGCAGGCTTCGCCGCGCGCTTCTAAGGAAACCCGTATGGCAACGCTGGATGCTCCGCCGCTCCGCGCGACGGCGGGCGATACATGGTCTTGGCGCTGGGCAAGCGCCGATTACCCGGCAAGCGCGGGTTGGGCCAATGCGTGGCGCCTGGTGGGGACCGGTGTTGCGCTTTCCGTCAGTGCTGTTGCGGAAAATGATGGGTTTGTTGCCACGGCTTCGGCAGTGGATACTGCAGCGCTTACCATCGGGGCGCGCGGCGTTCCGGTGACGTTGATTGGCTGGGTAAGCAAAGCCGGTGAACGCTTCCAGGTCTATAGCGGCGGGCTGTTCATCCTGCCCAATCCGGCCACCATCACGGGTGACCTGCGCGGGCATGCCACGCGCACCCTGGCCGCGATTGAAGCCATGCTGGAAGGCAGCGCCAGCAAGGATCAGCGCAGCATCAAGATTGGTGATCGGGAAATCGCCCGCATCCCAATCCCCGAATTGCTGAGCCTGAAAGATTATTACGCCGGGGAAGCGCGCCGCGAAGCGGAAGCCGCCGCGCTGGCTTCTGGCCGCCCGCGCCGGCGGATTGTGCTGACACGCATGGGAAGGGCCTGACATGGCGCTGCTGGATTTCCTCCGCCGCCGCAAAAGCGCCGCGCCCATTCTGCGCAGCCCCGGCGCCCAAGCGGCCTGGTCCCCGATTGGGCCAAAGCAGCGCGGGCAAAGCGGCTGGATGGCAGCGCAGCCTTCGCGCCTTTTGGCGGATTTGCCGGGCGGGCATGGCTTTGCGCCGAATCGCGATATTCGCTGGCAGTTGGATACGCTGCGCAACCGTTCGCGTTGGCTGGCGCAGAATGAAGGCTATACGGCCGGCTTCCTGAAAAGCCTGCGCCGCAACGTGGTAGGGCCCAAGGGCTTCACGCTGCAGATGCAGGTGATGAATGATCGCGGCACCGGCAAGGATGAAAACGCCAATCAGCGTATCGAAACTGGCTTTTGGCAATGGTCCCGCCGCGGTGTGTGTGACGTAACAGGCCGGCATTCCTGGCTGGATATGTGCGGCCTGGTGGTGCTGGGCGTGGCGCGGGATGGTGAAGCCCTCATCCGCCTGCATAAGGGCGGCAATCCATTTGGTTTTCAGCTTGAAATGCTGGACCCATCGCAGCTTGAAACCGATGTAAATGGCCGGCCGGAAGGCACCGCCAGCGGCAATGTGGTGCGCGCCGGGGTGGAACTGACGCCCTTCAACCGCCCCGCCGCGTATTGGATGCGCGCCCATGTACCGAATGATGACCCTGCCGCGTTGAATGTGCCGCTCCGCCAGCGCGTCCGCATCCCGGCAGAGGAAATGATTCATCTGTTCCTGCCGGAATGGCCGCAACAGATCCGTGGTGTGCCCTGGATCAGTAATGGCATTCGCGCTTTGGCGATGTTGGATGGTTATGGCGAAGCAGAATTGACCGCGGCGCGCGTGGCCGCCGCAAAAATGGGCTTCTATCGCATAGATGCGGATGCCGAACCCGATGGCGAATTGGCCGATGATGGCGCGCTGGTGCAGGAAGCTTCGGCCGGCACGTTTGAACTATTGCCCAAGGGTGTGGATTTTCAGCAATTTGACCCGCAGCACCCGACCACTGCCTTCAAGGAATTCGTTTCCGCCATGCTGCGGCCTGTCGCGGCTGGTGCGGGTGTTTCCTACAACGCCTTCGCCAATGACGCGGAGGGCATGAATTATTCCGCGCTGCGCGCCACGGCATTGGAAGATCGCGATGAATTCCGCACGCTGCAACACTGGATGATTTCGGGCCTGTGTGAGCCGGTCTTCACTGCTTGGCTGCGCGAAGCACTGATCACCGGCGCGCTTGGCTTGCCTGCCGGCAAGATGTGGAAGTTTGACGCGCCCAATTTTGTGCCGCGTGGCTGGCAATGGGTGGACCCGCTGAAGGAAGTGGCCGCGGTGGAAAAAGCCGTGGCGCTTGGCATTAGCAGCCGCACCGCCACGGTGGCAGCGCAGGGTGGCGAATTTGCTGAAACCATCGCTGAACTGAAGGCCGAGAAAGCCCTGATGGGCGATCTGATACCGCCCGCCGCCGCGCCTGCCGCGCCGACGGAACCTGACGCAGACGACGAGGATTGAACCATGCCCTTGCCGAAGAATTTTGACCGCCGCGGCTTCCGCACGGTGGCGCTGGAACGCGCCAGCCTGAATGAGGAAACGCGCAGCATTGAATTGGCCTTTTCGTCTGAAGCGCCGGTGGAACGTTCCTGGGGCATTGAAGTCCTGGGGCATGCCGAAGGCGAAATGGACCAAGCTTGGATCGGCGGCGGCACCGCGCCGCTGCTGTTGGATCACAACCCCCGCGAACAAGTGGGGGTGGTGGAAGGCGTCACCCTTGGCGAAGACCGGAAGGCCCGGGCTGTGGTGCGCTTCGGAAGAAGCGCACGCGCCGAAGAAGTGATGCGCGATGTGGCGGATGGCATCCGCACCAATGTGTCGGTTGGTTATGAATTGCTCGATATCCGGGAAGAACCCGCGAAAAAGGGCGAACCCCAAACCTACCGCGCGGTGCGCTGGCGCCCGCTGGAAGTGAGCCTGGTTTCCATCCCTGCCGACATGACCGTTGGTGTGGGGCGGGAAGCGCCGGCCTCTGTTTTACCTCAACCCAAAACACAGGAGAGTGCCGGCATGGAACCGGAAGTGAAAGAAGCGCCCGCCGCGCGGGCGATTGATGATGGCGCTGAAGCGCGCCGTCAAAAGGAAATTATGGACCTGGCCACGCTGGCCAATGTCCGCGACATGGGCATTGAAGCCGTGCTGAAAGGCGATACGGTGGAACTGTTCCGCGGCAAGGTGCTGCTGGCCCGCCAGGGTGAAGCCAAGCCGCTTGGCGTGGCGCCTGCCCAGTTGGACATGACGCCGAAGGAAGTGGCGCGCTACAGCGTGTTCCGCGCCATGAAGGCGGCGGCTGAAAATGACTGGTCGGAAGCCGGCTTGGAAATGGAAGCGCACAAGGAACTTGCCAAGCGCTTTAATGGGCAGCGCGGCAAGCGCAGCTTCTTCGTGCCGCTGGATATCCAAAAGCGCGACCTTTCGGCGGTGACGGCTTCTGCCGGTGGCCGCTTGGTCGCAACCGACAATATGTCCTTCATTGACATCCTGCGCGCGCGCAGCGTGGCGATGCGCATGGGCGCGACCAGCATGTCTGGCCTGGTTGGTAACGTGACGGTGCCCACGCAAACCGGCGCTGCCACGGCGGCCTGGTTGGCTAATGAAACCGCGGCTGCTTCGGAATCTGACCAGACTTTTGGCCAGATGGCACTCAGCCCGAAGAATGTTGCGGCCTATACGGAAATTTCCCGGCAATTGATGCTCCAAAGCTCGCCTTCGGCTGAAATGATCGTGATGAACGATCTGGGGGCGGTGGTTGCGCTGGCGGTGGATAGCGCGGCGATCAATGGCTCAGGCGCCAGCGGCCAGCCGCTTGGCATTGTCAACACAGCCGGTATTGGTTCCGTCACCGGCACCACGCTGGCCTATTCTGGCGTGTTGGAATTCCAGACCGATGTGTTGGCGGCTAATGCGTTGGTGAACCCAGCATCCGCCGGTTACGTCAGCACCCCAGCGGTGGCGGCGCTGCTCGCCGGGCGTTCGCGCTTCACCAATACAGATACGCCGCTGTGGCAGGGCAACCTGTTGGATGGCAATGTCGCGGGCTTCCGCGCCATGACTTCCACGCAGATCGCCGCCAGCCGCATGCTGTTTGGCGATTTCAGCCAGCTTGTCATTGGTGAATGGGGCGCGCTGGAACTGGATGTGAATCCTTATGCCAACTTCCCGGCTGGCATCACCGGTGTCCGCGCCTTCTACACGGTTGATATCGGCGTGCGTTATGCCGCCGCGTTCAGCTATTCCACGGCGATCACCTGATGCCCAGGGCTGATAAGGCCGCGGCGCTGGTGGCGGGGGCGGAAGCCCCCGCCGCCGAAGCGCCGGTACTGCCGGATGGCGCGCAAGTGCGCGTTCTTCGTCAGTTTTCCGCATGGGGTGAAATCCATGAAGTGGGCAAGATCATGATCGTGCCGGAAGCTTTCGCGCGCATCCTGATCAATGCGCTGAAGGCTGAACGCGCGGCTGAAGCTGTGGAAGGCGAAGGCGAATGACCGCGCTTCAAGACCCGAATGGTTCTTGCGATATGCTGATCTTGGATGCGCTTACTGCCCGCTCGACGGGCGCTGAGGCATTCACATCTGCGCTGGATGTGCGGACTTATGTGGGGATCACCACGGCCATTCTGATGGCTATCGCAACGACGGCGGGCACATTGGCGGTGAAGCTGCAAGATAGCGCTGATGGTTCCACTGGTTGGGCAGATGTTTCGGGAGCGGCCTTCACATCCGTCACTGCTGGCCCTTCTGCGCAGCGCTTGGCGTTCAATGTCGGCGCCTGCCGTGGGTTTGTGCGGCTTTCCATCACTGTGTCTGGCGCCAGCGCGGCCTATGATGTGGGCGTTGTCGCGCTGGCAAAGCGTACTTGAAATGACTGTATGGGATGACGCTTTCCGCACGATCCTGAATGATGATGATCTGGCGGAAAGCGCCACCTATTACGCCGGCGGCGCCGGGCCCGGCCAGGCGCTGCGCGTAATCCGCTCAGCGCCTATCGCGCCAGCCTTTGGTCCGTCTGGTGGCATGGGTAGCCTGCAGCCCGCCTGCGTGGTGGATATGCTGATTGCCGATGTGCCGACGCAGCCTTCGCCTGGCGACCTGTTGCTGATGGGCAGCGAAACCTTCCGCGTTGAATCGACGGAACGTGACGATCTGCGCCTGACCTGGCGCCTGATGCTGGCGGAAGAAGCCTGATGCCAACCCCCATTCGTGAAGCCGTGCTGGCCGCCGTAGCCCTGCGGCTGAAGGCGCAGCTTTCCGGCGTGACCGTGCTGCGCGCCCATCGCGCGCCCCTGGACCCGCGCCAATGCCCCGCCGTGATTATTACCGGCGCCGGCATGGATGCCGATGAAGATACATCCTTCGGTGAAACGCAATGGCGCATCGGCTTCACCGTGGCGGGCTACATCACGGCCGCAAATGACCTGGCGGCGGAACAGGCGCTTTCCGCGCTGCATGCGCGCCTGGTGGCCGCGCTGCAGGATTATGATCTGGGCCCGGCCACCATCCAGCCCAACCTGACCGGCGCGGAATTTGAACTCTACAGCATCGAAGAATCCGCCGCTCCGGCGGGTGAATTCAACGCAAGCTTTGAGGCCTTGGCAATGACGCCGGCGGCCAGCCCCTACGCACCCTGACCTTGAAAGGATAGAGCATGAGCACGAATTTGGTGCGGCTGCGCAACGCCGCCGTGGCGGTAAAAATTGAGGCAACGCCCGGCACTGATGCCATTCCGGGCACGCCTGCCAATGTGGATTGGATCGGCGCTGACTGCCAAGTGCAGTTTGATCAAAACGCGGTGCCGAACAATGAAATGACCGGCAGCTTGGACCGCGCGCCCGCCATTGTGGGTGGCCTGCGGCCCCGGCTGCGCCTGACCATGCCGCTGCGCGGTTCCGGTACGGCTGGCACCGCGCCGGAATGGGGGCGCCTGATGCAATGCGCCACCATGCAGGAAACACTGACCGCCGCCGCCGTGCCCGCCAGCCCGCTTGCGCTGACCGCTGGCGGCGCTTCCGCCGTGACGCTTGGCGCCACTTTTGGTAGCACAGCGCAGCAATATCGCGGTATGCCGCTGGCGCTTGGTGCCATTACGGGCGACCAGCCCGCGCTTAGCGCCATTGCGGATTACACGGCGGGCCGCGTGGCTTCGCTGATCCACACGGTCAGCACCGCCTTCACGGTGACCCAAACCGCGCAAATCCCGATCAATCAGCGCTACAGCCCAACCAGTGATGAAGCGGTGTTCAAGACTTGCACCATCTACTTCTTCGCCGATGGCATGCGCTGGCGCTTTACGGGCTGCCTTGGCACGTGGTCCCTGGACCTTACCACGGGCGGCATCGGCCAGCTTTCCTTTGACCTGGTGGGCACCTTCCTGGATTACAGCGCAACCGCGCTGCCCACAGGCTGGAACACGGTTATTCGCCCAACCGCGCCGCGCTTTGTGGCCGGCGCCTGCCGCATGAATGGCGCCATTGCCCGCGTGCGCGCGCTTTCGGTGCAGGCCGGTGTTACCACGGTGCTGCCGGAAAACCCGGAAGCAACCGAAGGCTATGACCCCGCCGTTCCAGTGGAACGTGATGTGTCTGGCAGCCTTGATCCGCTGATGGACACCACGGTTTCGGTCAGCCGCTTCAACAACTTCCGCAACGGCACCAACATGATCCTTGGTGCCATCCTGGGTAGCACGCCAGGCAATCGCTTTGCCATTGTGCTGCCTTCCATCCGCGCAACCGCCATGAACCCTGGGGATCGCGGTTCCTTGGGTGTGGATAGCATCGGTTTCCAGGCCGATGGCGCGGATAGCCCGGCCTTCTTGACCGCCTTCTGATCCGTTCCGCCCGACAGCGGAATAAGGCCGCGCGCGCTGCGCTTTCTGCCGGCGCGGCGTGCGTTGCACCGGCGCAGGGGTGTCGGCCCCTGCGCCACCCCAAACCCCTCCGACAAGGGATTCCCATGAAAACCGAAGAACCTGTTTTGTCCCGGCGATCCGCGCGAAAGGTGGATGGCAAGCGCGGCATTTATGAAGTGGCGCCGCTGACCATCCGTGAACGCGCGGCCTACCGCGCTGATATGGCGCGCGAAGGCTGCCGCCTGCCCATGCGGGCAGAATTGCTGGAAGGCCTGGCCAGCGCCATGAAGGAATTGGCGCCAGACAATCTGGCTGATCTGCTGGCCGTGATTGCCCGCGCTGAAGCGGCGCTGACCGATGGCGCGGACCCGATGGCGAAGGCAGATGAAGATGCGCTGCGCGTGATGGAATCCGCGGCACGTGCCGTTCCTTCCTATGCCGCCATGTTGGCGGATCAGGTGCGCTGGTTTTCCATGATGCCATTGGTCACAGCCCGCCACGCCTTGCGCGGCTGGAATTCTGATTTGCTGCCCGCCTTCAGGCGGGAACGCGGCCTGGTGCCGGATGAATTGCTGGAAGAATGCGGCGAAGAAGACCTTTCCATCATCGCCGCCGCCGCGATTGACCTGATGCAGGTATCCAGGGCCCAGGAAAAAAACTGAAAGGCGCCCTTGCCGCGCTTCACGGCATTGGCGCTGGCGAAGGCCGATTCGCTTCCGATGGGGGCGCGTTTCTGATCGGCGATGAAGAAGTAGCAGAAAACCCGCGCATCACTACGCCGCGGCCATTCATTGAATTTGTGCAGCTTTGGTTTGCCTGCCGCGCCGGCATGGGTGGCTACAGCACCTGGCCGGATGCAGGCGGCGTGGCGGACCAGGCGGCCTGGGTTTTCGATGCCTTCCGCACGCTGGGCGGCATTGAAGCGGAACTGGACGCGGCGAAGAAACGGCGAAGGGGTGGTGAATGAGAATCCTGGCGAAAGCTGACAAGCTGATTTCCGATGAAATCAAGCAGCGCCAGGAAATTTTGGCGTCCGGCTTGCGGGATGGCATCCATCGCACGGGTGAAGTGCTGCAATCTGAACTGCGAAGCCAGGTGCGCCGCGCTAATTTGGGGGAAGGGCTGGAAAAGGCCTGGCGTTTGGACAAATTCCCCAAGCGCCGATCGAAGACCAATCTGGACCCGGCGGCGGTGGTGTATTCCAAAAGCACCATTCTGCACCGCGCCTTCGATGAAAGCCGGAACATCCGCGCCAGCCGCGCGCAATATCTGGCCATTGCCTTGCCGGCTGCCATTCATCTTGGTCTTGGGTATTCCAGTAAAAGCCGTAAGGGTAGCAGTGTGCCGGCTGGGCAGCGGCGTAAGGTTTCAGAAATTGATGTGGCGGCCAAAAAACTGCGCGCCGTGGTGGTTTCCGCCACGCAGGGTAAGCGCGGGCCGCGAATTACTAAGGCCAAGCCCAAAGGCCGTAATGCGCCGCTGCAGGGCCGCCGCATTGTCATTATGAAGGCCAAGAAGGGCGATGGCCTGACGGCGGTTTTCTACGCGCCAGACATGAAAAAGGGCCTGCCGCTTTTTGCCCTGCGCCGCCAGGTGGCGGGGCGGAAACTATTGGATATTGCGGGCCCCGCTGAAGCGGCCAAGCAAGCCGTAAAGCGTGAAGTGAATGCAGCAATAGCAGGAAGATTGGCATGAGCGGTTCGGCAGATCAGCGCCTTTCCATCCGGCTTTCCTTTGAAGGCGCGCAGGAAGCGCGCGCGCAGCTGGAACAGCTTGGCCAGGCGGGTGATGTCGCCATGCGCAAGCTGGAAGTGGGTGGGCAGGCCGCAAGCCGGGGTGTGGCTTCGGTGGCCGATGCTGGCAGCGCGCTGCGCGCCGGGCTTGGGCAGGTTAATGGTGATTTGGCTGTCACGCAGCGCCAGTTTGAAGCCTTGGCCAATTCCACTTTGGCCTTGGCCACTTCAATCCGTAGCGGTGTGGGTCTGGTTGGTAGCATTGGCCTGGTGGTTACAGCGGCCACGGCCGCGTATGAGATTTTCAGAAATTGGGATTCAATCAGCGATAAATTTGGCCGATCCATTGATTGGTTGACTGGCCGCTTTCGCGATAACGCGACCGAGCTTGGCAAGGTCAATGACATCCTGCTGGAATTTTCGCGCCTTTCGGAAACCGCCGCAGAGGCTGGTGTTCGCGCGCAGGTTCGCACGCTGCAGGCGCTGGCAACGGCGGGGCAGGCATCGCGTGAAGTGTTGGCCGGCGAAATCACCAATGTTCAGGGCGAAATTGACCGCCGCATTGGCCTGAGCGAAAGCAGGCTGCAGGCTGCGCGGCGTGGCCCCGGCGGCGCGGCACTGTCCGAAGAAAGTGAACGCATCCTGCAAATGGAAATTGACCGTGTGCGAGAGCGCGCGGCAACCAATCCAGAAATCATTCGGCTGCAGGGGGAAGTTTCACAGCGCCAGGGCGCGATCCGCGACCTTGACAATCGCCTGCAATTTCTGCGTGCGCAAATCGCCGCCTATGGTGAAGCCACAGGTTCCGTCCTTAACACCCCGCCTGGAACCACAAACAATAATGGGCGCGGCGGTGGCGCCGGTGGTGGCCGCACCGCACGCGCTGAACTGAATGAAGCTGAACGCGAATATCAGCGCCTGGTGCAATCCGGCATTTCGCTGGCCGGCAATGCCGCCACGGAACAGCAGCGCTACGCTGAGCAGGTGATCGCGCTCGATGCCGCTTTGGGCGCTGCGCGCATCACCCAGGAACAGTATAACCGCGCCGTGGCCGCGCTGGACCCCGCCGCGCGCGCCGCGCGTGAAGCGCAGGAACAGGCCGCGCGCCAGGCGGAGCAATTCGCCCGCCGGTCCCGTGATGCCCTGGCGCAGATCGGCGAAAACGCGCTGGACCGGATTGGCACCGGCCTGGTGAATGCCTTCGTCATGGGGGGCAAGGCAGCGCTGGACTTCCAAAGCCTGACCAAGGCCGTGATTGCCAGCATCGCGGCGGATTTACTGAAACTTGCCGTGGTGACACCCATCACCAATGCTGTCTTCGGCACCAGCCGCCCCACGCTTTATGGTGCTTTGCCGCAAGGCGGCGCCAGCGCGGGTGGCGGCGGCATTGGCTTGGGACAGATTTTCCAGGGCGCCAGCAGCCTTTCCGGTATGGGCGGCGGTGGCGGTGGCTTGATGAGCATGCTCGGCCTTTCCGGCATGGGTGCTGGCATCAGCAATTTTTTCGCGACGCCGATCTTTGGTCAGTCCGCCTTGGCTTCTTCCACCAATAGCGCGCTGGCGGCCATGCCGGGGGGCATGCTTGGCCCGGCAACGCCTGCGTCCGTTGGCTTGCCTGGGGTAACCATTGGCCAGGCGCTTGGCGCTGGCACAGCGGGTTTTGGCCTTGGCATGCTTGGCGGCAATATCTCAGGCGGTATTCGCGGCACGGCCAACCCACAGGTTGGTTCGGCCATTGGTGCTGGTATTGGCACTGCGGCAGGGTTTTTGTTCGGCGGGCCGCTTGGGGCCGTGGCGGGCGGCGCCATCGGCGGCACCATCGGCGGGTTGTTTGGCCCGACCACAAGCGGCAACGCATCCCGCGCGGGTGGCGATGTGTTCCTTGGTGTGGATGCGAATGGCCAGCTTATCATCACAAGCGCGCGCGGTAAGCGCTGGGACCAAGGTGGCGCCACGCAACAGGTCCAGGCGCAGCTAAACGCGATCAACCAGCAAATTTCAGCGCGCGGCCTGACCTTCGCGGCGCCAGGGCAGGCAGCAGTCGGGTTCGGCGCGGCTTCAGGCTCGCCGCGTGAATTTCAGCAGGCGGCATTCATCTCGCAGCTTCGCAGCTCCAACGCCAATCAGATGACCGCCTTCGGCACGCTTGCCGCACGCGGTGGGACATTCGACCAAGCCTTCGCGGCGGCGGATTTCGTGACGCAGGTTTTCGATCCACTCACGAAGGCGGCAGAACAAACCAGCGCCTTCAAGGCGGCGATGGAAGCCCTGACCAAGACTTATGATGAGGCCATCACCAAAGCCAAGGATTTGGGCCTGGCCGAGACAGACTTGCAAACCCAACGCGCTGAACGTGTCGCCAAGCTTGAAGCCGACCGCGCGCGGGACTTGGACATTATCGACCGCACCTTGGCCGCGCGCCGCATGGCGCTGTCTGGCGACAATCGCAACGCCACGTTGACCCAATTCGATCTGAGGGCGGAGGCGGAGTTGCGCGCCTTCCGGGATCAGCTTTTCCAATACGGCTTGGAAGAAACCGGCGATGAATACCGCCGCCGCGTGGTGACGCTGGAACAGACAATTGCCGATGAACGTCTTGCCGTCATTCGTCAGTTTGACCAGCAAATGCGCGGCATTTCGCAGGGCTTGCTTGAAAGCCTGACGCTTGGCGATTTGGGCGGCCTGCCGCTTGAAGCCCGCTATGGCGCGGCGCTGTCTTCGCTTTCGGCGGCGCAGCGGCCCTTGCTGGATGGTGCCACGCCGGAAGAATTGGCGGAATTCTCACGCGTGGCGCAAATTGCGCTGCCCATCGCCAAGGAATTCTTGGGCGTGTCCGGTTCCTTTGCGGAACTGGTGGCGGACGTTGCCCGCACGCTCCGCACCGCCGCGCCGGGCAGTGACCCGGCCAATCTTGGCGCGCTGTTGGAAGCCCAGGTGGCGGGTTCTGACCGGCTGGAATTGGCGGTGATCAGCACCGGCAACATGCAGACCGAAGTGCTGCGCAACCTACTGACGGAATTGCGCCGCTTGACCGCACAGAATGAAGCCTTGCTGGCCCGCGCCAGCGTCTAAGGGGAAATCGCACCATGCCTATTCCGGCTTTTCGGGCCAAACAATCGACGGACACCGCTGGCACCGGCACGCTGGTGCTAAACGCGGCGGCGACCAATGCGCGCAGCTTCAACGCCGCCTTTGGCGCATCCGCCCGGCGCATCATGTATTGCATCTCATGGTCCACGGGCTTCGAGATTGGCTATGGCGATTTCGACGGCGGCACGCCTGGCAGCCTGACGCGGGCGACCGTGCTGGCATCTTCCAATGCCGGTTCACTGGTGACGCTGCCCGCTGGCACCAAGGATGTCTTCGCCGTGTTTGAACCCGCCGCGCGGGAAGTGGTGGCCATTTCCGGCACGGCAACGCTGGCGCTGGCAGATTTGGGCAACACGGTGGTGTTCAGCGGCGCTTCCGTTGCAACGCTTAATCTGCCCGCCGTGGCGACCGCGCCGACCGGATCGGGCTGGATGGTCCGCAATGCTGGCACGGCGGCGCTGACGATTGATCCAAGCGGCGCAGAGACGATCAACGGCGCGAACACGCTGGTATTGCAGGCTGGCCAAGCGGCTTTCATCTTCGATGGCGGCGCGGCTTGGGAGTGTATCATTGCCGGTCAGCCTGCCAGTAGCGCGGTTATCGCTGACAGCGCCAGCGGTGCGCCGGTGGATATTGCCAGCGCCGCCACCACGAATATTGGCGCAGCGGCTTCGCCGAATGTGCGGGTAACCGGCACCACAACCATCACCAGCCTTGGTACGGCCCCGGCTGGTGTGCGGCGCTTTCTGACTTTCGCGGCGGTGCTGACCATTACCTATAACGCGACCAGCCTTCAAACGCCGGGCCTTGCGAACATCACCACGGCGGCGGGCGATACTGCGGTGGCGCGGTCGCTCGGTTCGGGTAATTGGGTGATTGAAAGCTTTACGCGCGCGGCGGGCTTGCCGATGTCTGCTAGCGCGACCGGCGCTGCGCTGGTTGCGGCTGCGGATGCTGCGGCGGCGCGGACGGTTATTGGCGTTTCTGATCAGTGGGTTCAGCTTGCCAGCGCGAATATCACGGCGGTC